TACCCACGCTGAGCCTGAGTAATATTGAGTCGCATTCGTGTCCTTTAGATAGGAGATCATGCCTTCCTGTGGGCTAGTGATGGCTGTGGTACGAGCTGCCGAGTCAGCAAAGACCATGACCACCTGAGAGGCTAAATAGCCATTAGCGTCGGCAGCCGTGAGGACGTCACCTGTTGTAAATTCTTTGTATCCTAAACCTGCTGCCATTGTTTTCTCCTAGTATCCTAATATGGACGTGCCTATTATACCCGACGTCGCAGATCCTATGATGAATCCTTCCACGATCGGCTCAAGTGTTGTAACTGTACATTTCATGCTGTTAGGGGTTATATCCCACGCTAGCCCCTGAACCTGTAAAGTTTTGACTATTGTCGAGCTGTCTGGCTGGACGTTGGTAATCTTTATGTTATCAAAGTAATCGAGCCCGATCATCGTGTCAGTAGGCACGTTAGGATCAAGTAAATCGACAGTCATGGCATCGATGCGGATTGTAGTTTCTGCACGAGTGGCGACGTAAATGTCTGCAATGTCCTGAACCTGCGCGTCTGTCTGTGCGATCAAGTTTTCAACGTTCATGCCATGAGGAAAATAAGCAGCGATTGATGCTGAATCGGAGGCGGTGACTGTGCTTCCACCAATGCGCTTCATGGTGGCGCTGTTGATAATGAGCTTATCGTCAAAGGCAAATCGAAGGTCTGAGTATGGGATTCCTGTGGTCTGATTAAACTCGATGGGCGCCGGTGCCAAAGATCCCACTACATCGGCACGATCCTTGAACTCTACTTCTCCATCTGCTCGGACAAAAAATGCGCCTTGCTCTGTAAACTCTGCTACCTGAATCGCCGAAAGGCTTGTGCGAGTGGTGGCAGGGTCTGCCTGAACTGTTGTAGATCCTGCATCAATGACACGCATCGTCGATGGAAAGTCCACCTGATCTAGGATCTTGTCAATTCGTGTTCCCGTAGTCTGCCCAGCTGTCGCGCTTGCTACTGTCGAGACGTTAGCCATAGCGAAAAGACGAAAGGCATCTGCACAGGTTATATCGACATAACCTAATTCCTGACCTACTGGATAGGTATATTTATAGTCTGTGACATAACCAGAGAAAAGAAAGGCTTGAGATGTTGCAGTAGTAGCTGCTACGCGGATCTTACGAAGTGGAGTGAGGAACCCGAAATAAGGACTTGCTGGGTTTTGAGGGTTAAAGTCGCCATTTTGATCGATAACTCGGACTGTGCAATTGCCTGCCTCATATGTGTCGCGCATAATATTACGCCCACGGCTAATCTTAATCTGGCGAGTCTGAGAACTCAGATCGATGACGGGCTCTGGAACAGCACTAGCCGCGAATTGAGATGTGCCGATGACGCCGTTAATCGGATCGCCAATGATAAATCCATTGAAGCCGAATGTAGCACCTTGGCTAAAGTCGAAGGAGACCGAGATCGTGGCTGGAAGGGTCATATTGCTGTCGGCGTATTCGCGAATCTGCCAAGGCGATTAACGTTGATGAAAGATCCTGAGAGCGCTTGATTGGTAAATTCCGCTTTAGCATCTCCAGTTATATCTGTGCCATCTGGAAGCGTGATCTTAATATTGACGATGCTTTCAGCTGCAGCCTGAGCCGCCTCCGCTTTGTTAGCGGCGTCCATTGCTGCGAGTACTGCTAGCCGTACTTCTTCGCCTGCATCTGTAAACTGTGAAGGAATATTCTGAGGTGTGTTAACTACTGTTTCAGGGGTTACGCCGAGAGTCTTTGCCGTGTAATTTAGAAGGTCTGCTGGGATCTTCCAGTCCTCATAAGGGTTAGGCGCTTTAGGTGTAGCCAATAGAGCCGCATTAAGAGCCTGCTGGCGCTTCACGGCTGCCTCAAGTTCTGCAGATAGTTTATTAGCCTGCGCTTCATTCTTATCTAGCAACGCTAATTGCAGATTAAGCGATAGGCGATCGGTCTCGCTGATCTTGCCACGAAGAGCGGCCGTCATGCTAATACGATCCAGATCGATAGTCTTAGCGGCCTTGGTAAGAGCGTTGGCCTTTTTCTGCATGTCTACAGTTTTCTTCTGTAAATTAGCGATCTCTTTATTACGCTTAGCCGCATCCCTTTCTGATTTATCGCGCTTGGCTTGGTTAGGATCAACATAGCCGGGGCCGAGTGCAGAACTAGGATATCCGCCCATGCCGGGGCCGCTAAAACTACTGAATGCACCGCCGCCTTGCGTTGAAAGTAATCCAATGGCACCGCCGAAAATCTTAACAAAGTTACTGCCTGTAATTTTATCAAGGGCTCCGACAAGTCCAAAAGCAGCTTGCATTGATTTATCTAAGTTACTGACTAGGACTGCGACGTTACGGAAGGCTGTCGCTGTCGCTTCTGCGAAACTATTCATCGCTTCAGTAAGTTCTGTGATGCTTCCCGTATCGGTTGCTAGGATCGAGAACGCATCGACTAGACCCTTACCGATAGTCTCTTGCGCTTCTCCTGCCGCAGTCTGGATAAGGGTTAACTTGCCTGCATAGGTATCAAGATAGGCCGCGTTGGCGCCTGTGAAAGTCTTGTTAAGTTTCTCCTGAACTTCGGCGAACGAGGCCGTCTTAAGTTCTGCCTGAGTAAGTCCTAGTGAGTACTTACGAAGCCCACGAGTCTGACCGACATAAGCCATTGATAAATCATTAACTACTGTTTCGTAATCTACGCCAGAGCCTCTACTTACTTCGAGGGCGAGATTCATTAACTCTGTAGACTTAGCAAGTGAGCCTGTGGTCTGCAATAGGCGCTGCATGGCCGGACGGAGCTGAGTATCTGTGACACCTGAGGCGCGAGATAACTGATCGATGAAAGTCTCAATGGCTTGAGTCTCGAAGGCGAGTCCTAGATTCTTTACTGACTGAGCAAGACGGCTTGCAGCTGCTTCATCTTCTACGAACGCCTTTACTGCTGCCTTGCTAAACTGAGTGATCTTCTGGATGCTGAACGCGGCTAGGAGTGCCTTCCCTAATTTCTTGACGCTATCGTCTAGTTTACCTGTTGCCTTCTCGGCATCGTTAAAGGCTTTCTTACCTACAAATTCGGCTGCGATCGTCGCCATTAAAGTCATGAGGTTGCCGCCTTAAATTTGTCTTCTGCTTTGCCTAATGCTTTAAGCACCGCCGCCGTAGTTTTGCCTTGATCTTCTGCAACGGCTCTAAACATTGCTCGCCCGATGGCTTTTTGAGAATGCCGTCCGACGCGCTTCTGATTATCGGCGTTCTTTAGTTCTCCGCTTTGGTTCAATATATTGATAAACTGTTGACCAGCGTTAGGATTAAGTGAAGCGCCACCTGCGCCTTTAGTTTTACGCCCAGCGGTTTCGTAGATTGCTCCGCCTGCATTAGTGTTAAGAATTGACGCAACGGATCGCCAGCCTTTGCGGTTAGCTTTAGACGGGGTGGTCTTAAAGGTAATACCACGCCGAGCCGTCGCCTGATCATAGAATCGATTTGACCATGAGCCCTCAGAATTTTCACGCTGTAGCCAGCCACTAGGAACCTTTTCGTTATCGGGAAGAAACCCTCTCGACTTTGCAACGATAGGTTTTAGTGCTACCCGTAATTCTTTCTGAGTTTCCTTAGAAAGATCAGGCGCAAATTTGCGAAGGGCTTTGCGAAGTTCAATTACGCCTTTTACTTCTGTAGGCATCGCTTTGCTCCTTTGCTCTATCCTTCAACGCTTTTAGAATCATCTGAAGCATCGTAGGGTCTAAATCGATTAAAAATTGTGGAGGGATAGCCGTCTCAATGCTCAAGCGAGCTATGAGATAGTGGATGCTATCCCTGCCTAGGCCAAAGGGTCAGACTCTGCAACCTCGACACTCTTTAGAGTTTCGAGAAAGTCTGCGCCAAATGGCTTGACTGTGACTCCACTTAGTCGAAGGCCTTCCCATGCTAACCAATAGACATCTGATTGCTTTTCATCATCGCGAAACGCTTTGTGAAATCCCTTTTTAGCATATAGCTCGAACGCGTATTCGAGGCGAGGGGTAATCTCGATCTCGGTTACTGTGTTATCCGCTAGTGTGACTATTAACTTTGCCATGCTGTGCCCCTTTGTTTAGTTTCTTAGAATGTGCCTGTTGTGGCTACTACTGTAGTACCTGATACGTTGAATGTCAGGC